AGAATATACAACCGGGCGACAACGACTGGTTTAAGCTATGGTTCAGCAGACCTTATTGGAAGGGGCAGGAGTATCCCCCAGGATTGAGAAGCAGAAAGCGATGAGATGGAAGGATCTTAAAGAGTGGGGCAGAATCGTAAAAGGTGTTAACACCACCCAAGATGTCGGCACGGATGAAATATCTAAACAAGCTCGCAAGTTTGGTAACAAAGTAGATCGTGATGGTCGTCCTCCCACACTGAGTAAAAAAGTAAAAGGCAGTAAGACCAATGTGTTGTATAATCTAGGTTTGGCAGAAGGCGAAGATCCTAGAATTAATCAGCAAGATCCAGTAGCTAAAAACCTTAACAAGTTTAATAAGCCTGCCACCCACAAAGATAGAAAAAAAGAACTAAAGCGCGGTAAACAAAAACACAAAGGCAAGATACCAGAAACTAGTTGCCCAAGAACTAAAGCATCGCAATGCCAATGTGAAAGCGTAAACAAGATTACAGAAGCTGAAGAAACCGTCACAGCAGTTTGTGTGCTGGAACATTCAGACACAGTTGAAGGCACTATACTGTTCAAACAACAAGCAAACGGTCCTACACTGATAGTAGGCAAGATAACTGGACTAACTCCAGGCGAACACGGTTTCCACATTCACGAGTTTGGTGATTTAAGCCAAGGATGTGAGAGTGCAGGTGGACACTACAATCCGGACGGAGTTGATCACGGAGATTTGGAACAAGGACACGTTGGCGATCTTGGGAATATAACAGCAGACGAAGATGGAGTTGCTAACATCAGTATCGTAGCGAAACGTGTAGACCTTACTGGTGAACGCAGTGTAGTAGGTCGTGCTGTGGTTGTACACAGCGACCAAGACGATCTAGGGCAAGGTGGAGATGCTGAAAGTTTGAAAACAGGTAATGCTGGTAATAGATTGGCGTGTGGCGTTATTACTCTCAAAGAGACTGTATCCGAAGGATGGAGTAAAAAGTATAAAAAATCTATCAACTGTGACAATCCCAAAGGGTTTTCGCAAAAAGCACACTGTGCAGGACGCAAAAAGAAATGAGATTCTCTGAATTTAAATTGACAGAAAGAAAATCAGCGGACCTGTATCACAACAGCAACGACGGTGATAAAATACTCAAGAGTGGCCAAATAAACATCAGCATGCCAGACAAGGACGTAATGGATGAACCTACAGAAAGGGAAAAAGAGATAGGGCCAAGAATCAGTCTTACTAGAGATTTTCACTATGACTGGGCTCCGCACAAGTTTGTGATAGACCAGGCCAAGTTAGCATCTAGACAAAAGATTATTCCTATAGACACGCAAAATCCAACTTATGACGAACGTAGAGTAGAGTCGGAAGAATATGTGTTAAAGCCTATCACTTTAGATATGATAAAGGCTGTGATATTACCTGACATAGAAAAAGGTTATGAAAACAATCTCGAAGTAGCAAAAAGAGCACTGGACACAGGCATTGATGTGTTTGTGGGTGAGCATCCTCGAAAACTTACACCCGTAACCAAAGAAGATTTAGGCGATGCTCCTCCAAAGAATGCTGTAGCGGTGATTACAGATCCAGGCTTTACACCTTTTGAAAAAGGTCAGTTCTTAGACAAAGTAGAACTGGACTCAGCTTATGACGAATATGAAGACGACTTTGAGTTTGATATGTTAGAAAACTTTGCGGATGGTAAGAAAAAAGGCAAAAGCAGACCAGGGCGTGTAAAGCGGGCTGGTGCAAGTTGTAATGGTAGCGTAACAGATTTAAGAAAACGTGCTAAGAATGCTAGTGGTGAAAAGGCCAAAATGTATCACTGGTGTGCTAATATGAAGAGCGGACGTAAAAAAGGTTAAATACAGTATGAAGATTAGAGATATTATTACAGAAGCAGATCCAGCAGAATTAGGGCCAATGAACGACAAAATGAAGTCAGTGTTGGACAAAGTTCACGCAGGTGATAAAGTCCAAGCCAAGGCAGACGCTGAAGCTAAAGCCAAAGCTGATGCTGAAAAAGCCGCCAAACAGCAAGCAGAAAATGACAAAATCATAGCATTCGCTAAGAAACACGGTTTTGATCTAGAGCCAAAAGAAATAAGCTATTTCCAAACAGGCCTAGAACACGGCAAGCGTGGATACATTGATCGCGGTGCAGGCGAAGCATACGGTCCGTATTACGCAGCATATGCAAAAGGTGTAAACATTGGTGAAAAGATGAAAGACCTAGGCGAAATGACATCTGCAGGGTCTATAGCATCAAGCATGGGCGGCGGCAATGGCTTTGTGAACGGTATTGGTACAACACAACGCCGCGGAACAAGCTCTAAGAAAAAACGCAGAAAGTCAAAGTCTTAAGATAAATACTTCATATAGACGTTTATATGGAGTATTCATCAATGCGCAAAGATGATTTCAAAAAACCTCGCACAGACGAGGGATTAGCTGATCTGGCACAACGTGCAGAACAGGACCACGAAGTACAGATGGCCAGAGCCGACCTGTACAAATTAGCCAAGTATTCAATCAAGTTACATGACATGCTTAAGGCAGTCTCAGAAGAAGAAGGTCTGATGGGATGGCAAGCGGCGAAAATCACCAAGGCTTCAGATTATATTAGTTCAGTATATCACAATCTAGACTATAAAATGAAGTTCGGTGAAGAGCAAGAAGAAGAAGTAGTGGAAGGCAAATATAAGAACGATGCACAACGCAAGGCTGTGCATGCTGCCAAAGACAAGAAAAAGAAAAACGAAAGCTTAGAATCAAGACTGGAATCTAGATTGGCGGAAAAAGCAAAAAAGCCCGAGGGCATTAGTGAGAGCGTTCAAAACTTCACTGATGCCGGAATCCCAAAACAATATGCTGAAAAGTTTCTTAAGAAATACCAAGTAAAACACGATGCCGAAATAACACCCACAAACGGTGTGCCAAAAGCCAGTGATATCAGTCGCGAAACTTTTATCATCAATGTTCTACCAAACGGTGACGTGCGTGGCTTTGGTAAAAAAGGCGATGACTGGAAAGTAGGCAAAAGCTTTTATTCAGTGTTGCACATGGTAGATGGCAAGTTTACGGATACCGGATATGAAAGTTTATCAGCAGCCAAGAAAGGTATGAGCAAGCAAGGTAAGTTCTATACTTTAGATGGCAATATGTGGAGCTTTTACAGAGACAAGAAACCTGATGATGCCCGTGATACCAGAGGCGATGTTATGACAGGCGATGGTAATATCTACAAATATATGAATGACACATTTATGACGAAAATGCGTCCAATGATGGAAAAAATGGTGGATGACATCTACGCCAATCTACGCAAACTGAATAACAAAAACAAAACTTATTATAGTCCAAGTGATCAAGAGCGAGCACTTGAGGCGGCAAAAACCATTGAAGCGATTGCTGAACGAGGATTCAATCGTAGCACAATGGAAAATTTCCTAACCCATCTAAAAAGGGTGAGTCATGGCTTTGCTAGTATTCCTGCCAACGAGCGAGAACTGCGAAAAATTCTAAAAGACACTCCAAACGCCAGGGCCAAGTGGGCTAAAACTATCTTAGATGCAGCAAAAAGACAACACAAGCGTGTGAAGGACATGGTTTACAAGCCAACCATGGACGCACTGAAGGGTGAACCTACATAAAGGAGTTATTATGGACTATCATGATCTACAGCAAAAACTGTTCGAGCTAGATCCTTCAGACCCTAGAGAAGATTTAGCAAAACTACAACAGGCTGCACAAGGCCGTGGACAAGACGTTCCTCCTGCCAAAGATTATGTAAACGAAACTGCGCAAATCACAGAAGGCAGTCTTCCATTAGGTATGGACAGCATTGCAGACTTTGCGGCGCTGGCAGGTGTTAGACTGGATGAAAAGCAAAAGCACGGTGACTATGCTCGCGGCAAAGACAAGATGCCAAAAGCCAAAGCAGGCAGAACAGATCATCCCCTCAAAGACAAGCTGGTAGGCGAAGATGACGACAACCTCAATGCATTTCAGCGTGGTATAAAGTCAGCTCAGTCAGGTGCTTGGGCGCCAGACAGTGCAGAGAAAGCAATAAAAGGTGCACTTACTGGAAGCGGAGGCAATGACTCCAAGGAAAAATCAAAGTCTAAACCTGCTGCTAACACTAGTCCAGCAACAGGGGATGCAGTAGCACTAAAGAGATTCATAACCAACTATGATGCAAGTTTAAGAGCCATTGCTGCAGATCCACAGAAAATGAAAAAGTTTGAAGATTTTGTAAAAAGAGAAATAGCTACAGAATCTAAGCAATCTTCAAACTCAGAAAGCATCAAAGAAAGATTGATGAGAGAACTAAAGAATAAAGGTCTATGAGAGAATATATTAAGATTGTAGAAGCCGCTAACAAAGGCTGTCCTGTTGCAACACAGGACATTGATGTCAATCTTAAAAATCGACAGAAAGCCATAGACGATTATCACTATGGTCCTGCTAATCCCGAGAAGCCAGGCAACTACTGGAAAGAAGCCGCTAAAACCTGGGGCATAGACGAAAAGACGGCCAAAACAATGCAGTGTAACAATTGTGCGGCATTTGATGTTTCAGACAAGATGTGGGATTGTATAGAGTTAGGTGCGCAGGGTGACGAAAAAGATGCGGACGTTATGGCAACCATACACAAATCGGATTTGGGTTACTGCAACTTTCTCCACTTCAAATGTGCTGGAACAAGAAGTTGCACTGCCTGGGTAAGTGGTGGCGCAATTGACGACAAGGATAGAACACAATGAAAATAATCGATCCGGGCAAGGCAGAAGAATTAGCAAGAGATTATCTACACAACTGGGAAGTGGTAGACAGTGGCAAACGTTTGCGCAAAAGGGTAACATTCTCAGATTACAATCATGCAGTGCGTTTCTTGTTAGCGATAGAAAAGACACAGACTGAAATGGATCATTTCGTTGATGTTGTTTTGTTCTTTGACGAAATGCTTATAAGTTTACACACGCATGATGCAGATGCACTAACCAAGAAGGATATTAAATTAGCAATCTATCTAGATAGAAAGCTAGCAGACATGGACGTTGAATGAGACTAAAGAACACGAGGGCAACATTCACAAAAAATCCACTGTTAACAACACCAATAGAATATGAAAAATTGTTAACAGTTCCATTACAGGATTTTGACAAGGATGGATACGAAATAGACACACCGCTTGAGCTAGAGCATTATGTTTTGAATAATGTAGAGGTTCATAATAAAATCCAATTCCACCACAGCACGGGCAAACAATGGTATATTGACCGAGACAACTCAGAAGACGGTGTGGTTTTAGATCACACACAATTATTAACACGCTGGGCATATGCAGGAGAAGCACGAGAGAACATAATCCGTGCCGCCGAAAGTCGTCCTGTGCTTAACAAACTGTTGGTGATTAAACCCAAGTGGGGCATAGACTTCAGCTTAGACTATGTTACCCAAGATTGGTGTATGGAATTATTTCATATTGAAAAAGACGCTACTTCATACGACGAAGCTATGGAAAACAAAGCTCGCGCAGAAGAAATAATAGAAAACACAGACTGGGATGCCGCAGTGGCGGATATTATCCAGCGCAAAGAAGAATGGTACAACCTGTGTTCAGACGATCAGTCAGATTGGAAGGCACGTTACTTTGGTTGGCACCGTGCATTTGATTCAAAAAAAGTATACTTTTAACTTGACATTTCTGTCATAACCTCTTATTATAACTAATAAACATATGGAGAATAACAGATGAGTGATCGCACCTACGGACCTGAAGAAAAAGCAAAACTTGAACGCCTCGTAAGAGAAGGTGTAACTGTTATGCAGGAAGTAGAAGATTTACAAACAGGATTGAAAGAGACTGTGAAAGCAATCGCGGAAGAGCTAGACATTAAGCCTGCGCTGATTAATAAAGCCATCAAAGTTGCCAAGAACAGAGACTGGGATTCGCATGCGGATGCACACGAAGATCTAGAAACTCTGGTTGCCACACTTGGCTATGACAAGTAATGCAAGCCGTCAAAGAATTTTGGATTAACAGTTACAAAAGCGATAAGGTTGCATTTACATTTGAGCTGGTAAGTTTTGTGTTTACTGTAGCTGCCAGCATGTATCTTGCTGTAAACGCGGCCGATCCTGATATGCGATATGTTTATCCAGGATTCTTTGTAGGTGCAACTACTCAGATGTATGCCAGCTGGCGTAGAGGTGCTGCATGGATTATGTTGCTGACATTTTATTTTAGTCTTGTTAATATTTTTGGGTTCGGAAGAGCCCTTGGATGGTGGTAATGTCTAATAAAAATACAGTTTACTTATGGCATTTTCAATTATTAAGCCTTGGCGGCATAGCTTATTCTTTTTGGATATTTGATATTTGGACAATTCTTTTGTTTTTTGCTATAGGACTCTTTATTGGTTCTGTTGCAGAAAACATCGGTAACCATAGATATTTTGCACACAAAAGTTTTAAATTAAACAAATTCTGGCATGTTACCCTGGCGCTTATAACAACATTAAATGCATCAGGACCTATTGTCAGCTGGGCACAAGTTCATAGAAATCATCATAAGCACAGTGACAGTGAACAAGATCCTCACAGTCCAAAGTATCGCGGAGTGCTTAATGTATTTTTTGCTAATTGGTGGTGGTATAGTTATACACCTGCAAAAAACATTCCGGATTATAATTACGACCCTATTTTAAAATTTACTTATGATTATTATTATGTTATAAATGTTGGGTTTATTGTAATATTATATATTTTAAATCCAACGTTGCTATTTCCATTATACTTTTTTCCGACTATTTTAGGTTCAATTACGTCATCTGTAGTGAATACCTATTTACACAGGGAAGGTAAACCCCATGATTCTAAATTACTTGCTTGGTTAGGGTTAGGTGACGAAGGGTTTCATAAGTTTCATCATGATAATCCGAGAGAATGGAAAGCACCATTTCCTAATCCAAACAGCATGATAATCAGTTTAATAAGAAAAAAGACTTGACTTTTATATGCTTAGACACTATAATTCACAATGATGTAGATTAGGTAAACGATGGATATTTGGACTTATCAGTATACGTGGAGTGACTTTGTGGGGAACATCGGTGTTGCCCTTTTAATTACTACATTTTATCTCAATATAGCAGGAAAAATTGATACCAAAGGGTTTTGGTACAGTGCTAACAATTTAATAGTTGCGATCCTGCTGGGAATAAATCTTTACTTTAAACCTAACATATCCAGTATCATCATAGAAATATTCTGGGCTGGTATAAGTATTTATGGATTGGTACAGTGGTATCGATCTCGCCAAAGCAAAAGGCAGGCATGAAGAAGGTAGTTCGGCCATAAACGAACATACAGGAGGAAAATGAGTTACGTCGACGGTTACTTTGACCGAGATGCGGATATCATTCGCATCGTCGAAAGAAAGGATGGCAAGAGAAGCTATCAAGAATATCAAGCCAAATACACATTCTATTATGAGGATCCCAGAGGCAAATTTAAAAGTGTCCATGGAACTCCGCTAACCCGTGTGGTTTGCAAAAACACCAAGGACTTCCGCAAGGAAGTGGCAATCAATAAAGGCAAAAATCTACACGAGTCGGATGTTAATCCTATCTTTCAGTGCCTTTCTGATAACTATCTTAATCAAGATGCTCCTAAACTAAACATTGCATTTTTCGATATTGAGACAGACTTTGACCCAGAGCGTGGATTCGCAGATCCAAGTGATCCGTTCATGCCTATCACCGCAATCTCTGTTCACCTACAATGGATGGATGCCCTTGTTACGTTTGCAATTCCTCCTAAAACACTCACAATGGAGCAGGCACAGGAACAGGTTAAAGATTTCGATAATACCTTTCTGTTCGAGAAAGAAGGCGACATGCTGGAAGCGTTTCTTGACAGCATAGAAGATGCGGACATTATATCAGGTTGGAACTCAGAAGGTTATGATATTCCATACACTGTAAATCGTGTGAGTCGAATACTGAGCAAGGACGATACTAGACGCTTCTGTCTATGGAAACAACTGCCAAAGAAAAGAGAATATGAAAAATACGGCAAGACGGCTGAAACATTTGATTTGGTAGGTCGTGTGCATTTGGACAGCCTAGAACTATATAGAAAATACACTTATGAAGAACGCCACACATATCGATTAGATGCTATCGGTGAGATGGAAGTAGGCGAGAATAAAACTGTGTATGAAGGCACACTGGACCAACTGTACAACCAGGACTTCAAAAAGTTTATTGAATACAATAGACAGGACGTTGCTCTGTTGGATAAGCTGGATAGAAAACTCAAGTTTATTGATTTGTCAAACGAACTGGCCCATGCAAACACTGTGTTGCTACAAACCACAATGGGTGCTGTTGCTGTAACTGAGCAGGCTATCATTAACGAAGCACATCATAGAGGATTGCAAGTTCCTAATCGTCCCCAGAGAGACGAAGGTGCCACACAAGCGGCGGGTGCGTATGTTGCATTTCCCAAGAAAGGTGTTCATCACTGGATCGGATCAATGGATTTGAATTCACTGTATCCTTCAGTGATTCGTGCGCTTAACATGGCTCCAGAAACTATCATAGGACAACTGCGTCCTGAACACACTGACTCAATGATACACGAAGCAATGACACTGCAAAAGAAAAGTTTCGCAGGTGCATGGGAAGGAAGGTTTTCTACAATGGAATACGATGCTGTTATGGAGATGCGCAAAGATATTGCCATAACGGTTGATTGGGAAAACGGAACTTCGGATGTTCTAAGTGGCGCCGAAGTTTACAAAATGATATTTGACAGTCATATGCCGTGGATGCTCAGTGCAAATGGCACAATCTTTACAACCGAATACGAAGGCGTTATTCCAGGTATTCTAAAACGCTGGTATGCAGAACGTAAAGAACTCCAGGCAATGAAAAAGAAAGCACAGGAGGCAGGCAATGAAACGGAGATTGCATTCTGGGATAAGAGACAGCTCGTTAAAAAGATTAACCTTAACTCTTTGTATGGCGCTATTCTTAATCCTGGTTGCAGGTTCTTTGATAAACGCATAGGACAATCAACCACACTGACAGGCAGGCAGATCGTAAAACACATGAGTGCCAAAGTCAACGAAGTAGTAACAGGTTCGTATGATCATGTCGGTGAAGCAGTAATTTACGGTGACACAGACTCGGTGTATTTTTCAGCATATCCTACACTGAAAAAGGAAGTGGATGCAGGCAATATTCCCTGGAGCAAAGACAACGTGATTACGCTTTACGATCAAATCTGTGAAGAAGCTAACTCAAGTTTTCAGGACTTTATGGCAAAGGCATTCCACTGTCCCAAGACTCGTGCGGATGTGATTGCAGCGGGCAGAGAAATTGTAGGATTCAGCGGACTGTTTATCACCAAGAAGCGTTATGCTATTCTGGTGTATGATGATGAAGGCACAAGGCGAGACACAGACGGCAAGCCAGGCAAAGTAAAAGCAATGGGTTTAGACCTGAGACGTTCCGATACACCAGTATACATGCAGGAGTTCCTTATGGAAATTCTACTTATGGTGCTACAGGATTACAAAGACAAAGATGTTCTGGATAGGATTACAGAGTTCCGCAAAGAGTTTAGTGCGATGCCAGGATGGGAAAAGGGATCGCCTAAACGTGCAAACAAGATTGGTTTCTATCAAAAGGAAGAAGCACGCAAAGGAAAAGCAAACATGCCAGGGCATGTTAGAGCAAGCATCAACTGGAATACGCTAAAGCGCATGAACGGTGACAAATACTCGCAAGAGATTGTGGACGGTATGAAAGTTATTGTTTGCAAACTCAAACAGAATCCGTTGGGTTATACCTCTGTGGCGTATCCTACAGATGAGTTACGTTTGCCCGATTGGTTCAAAGAATTGCCATTTGATGATGCGGCGATGGCAGAAACTATTATTGACAACAAGTTAGACAATCTGATTGGTGTGTTGGATTATGATTTGGAAGATACCAAACAACATAACACATTTGCAACACTGTTTGACTTTGGAGACACAGAATGAAATTGGAATTTAATTTGTCTCTAGACACTGATAATGAAGACGACAAGGAATTGTTGTTAGCATTGACCGAATTGCTAGAGCGTTACAGAGAGGAAAAATTTTTCGATGATGAAGAATTGCCTAAATAAGTTGACATATCCACTTGATTATGTTATATTTTTTAAATAAAAACCGGAGATAATTATGAAAGATATCCTACAAGATATTGTAGCACACACCCACTCGCTGGGGTTCCTTGAACTTGTAAAAGTCACAAACGAAGACGGCACTGTTATCGAAAGCATGGCTGAAGATCGTTCAGTGATTCTCAGCGCAACTACACATTCTGCTGTTGAAGAATTCGCAGGAACATTTGGCATGCCTAACTTGGATAAACTAGCACTGCATCTCAAGAATCCTGAATACAAAGACAATGCTAAGATTGATGTAGTTGAAGCAGAACGCAACGGTGAAATGATTCCTACACATATTCACTTTGAAAATGCAGGCGGGGACTTTCAAAACGACTATCGCTTTATGAACAAAGCAATCATTGAAGAAAAGCTGAAAACTGTAAAGTTCAAAGGTGCTGAATGGAATGTTGTGTTTGAGCCCAGTGTTGCCAGCATCGGCCGCATGAAACTGCAAAGTGCGGCACACAGTGAAGAAACAGTGTTTACTGTTAAGACAGAAGACGAAAACTTGATGTTCTACTTTGGCGATGAAAGCACACACGCAGGTAGCTTTGTTTTCCAGCACGGCGTTGAAGGAAGTTTAAAGCAGAGCTGGAGCTGGCCTGTGGACCAAGTGCAGAGCATTCTTAACCTAGACGGTGATATTACTATGAGCATCTCAGATCAAGGTGCTATGCAGATTTCAGTGGATTCAGGAATGGCAAAATACGATTACATCTTGCCGGCACAAAGCAAATAATGAAAACAGATTTAACAGCAGAACAAAAAGACTACGCTAGATTCCTACCTGCACTAAGTGGCTTCTATGCCACCTATGTAGGGAAACAGCGATACGACGAATATGTTGATAAAAATCGTATCCCAGCTGGCTTTGCAAATGGTGTAGAAAGTCTTAACTATCTTAATAAAAATGAAGGACAGTTCCAGTATCAATGGACACTGTATTCTGCTGGTCATGCCGAATTAGATGTAAACAAACACTCGCCCAAAGAAGACATGATACGAAACAGGGATCGTGCAAACACCTGGGTACTGGGCGATTCGGGTGGTTTCCAGATTGGTAAAGGTGTTTGGGAAGGTGATTGGAAAGACATCAACTGTCCTAAGGCGCAAAAGAAACGTGACGGTGTTCTTCGCTGGATGGATGCCTACATGGATTATGGCATGGTGCTCGATATTCCTGCTTGGGTTGCACGTTCGCCAGAAGGTGTAAAAGCCACAGGTATTTCAACTTATCAAGAAGCCGTTGATGCTACTCGTATCAACAACGATTATTGGATGAAACACAGGACTGGTGCTTGCAAGTTCCTTAATGTACTTCAAGGTGAAAACTTCGCAGATGCAGATGATTGGTACGAGCAAATGAAAGACTACTGTGATCCTGTTAAGTATCCAAATGACCACTTTAATGGCTGGGCCATGGGTGGACAAAATATGTGTGACGTAGAACTTGTATTACGCAGACTAGTTACACTGAAGTTTGACGGGTTACTGGAAAAGGGCATACATGATGTAATGCACTTTCTAGGCACTTCAAAACTTGAATGGGCCACGCTGTTGACCGACATTCAACGAGCAGTAAGAAAATACTATAACGAAAACTTCACTATCACATTTGACTGTGCAAGTCCATTTCTTGCAACTGCAAATGGACAGATTTACTGCGAACTTGAAACGCAAGACAGAACAAAATGGGTGTATCGAATGGTGCCGAGCATAGATGACAAAGCACTAAGCACAGACACTACCCAGTTTGGTAAAGCCTTTGTGAGAGAAGGCAAACACCCCTCGTTTATGGACTCGCCTATTACAGCAGATTTACAAGCACGAGATATCTGCATTTACGGTCCGGGGGATTTGAATAAAATAGGCAAGGAAGGAAAAACTTCTTGGGATAGCTTTTCATACGCTATCATGATGGGACACAATGTATGGATGCATATTAATGCTGTACAGGAGGCAAATCGTCAGTACGATCAAGGCATAGTTCCAGCAATGTTAGTGCACGAAAAGTTCGAACGTTTGGTGTTTAGAGAAGTTGTGGAAGAAATATTTTCTCTGGACAACAAAGACAGTGCATTGGCGCTTATCGAACAATACAGGAATTTTTTCCTTACTATTATTGGCACCCGCGGAGCCACTGGCAAGAAAACCATCAGTGCATCCGCAAAGTTTGGCGAGCTATTCGATTATGAATAAAGAACATCAGAGATTAGATAAATTAAAAGAGACGCACAAAATGCTTGACAAGCAGATTGAAGAGCTATATAATAAATTTAATGATGATAACACTGTAATCACACTCAAGAAACGTAAACTGTGGATAAAAGATGAAATTCGCAAAATTGAAGAGGCGTTGAAGAACTGACATGGAAAGAGACTACATCACAGGTAAATCCGACAATGCTTCGTTCTTCGTCGGCATAGAAGTTGAACAAACTCCTGCATTTGGATTGCGCACACTGTTTGTAAAAGGCATCCAGAGGGTTGACAAGATCAAAGAATACTATAAAAAATACAATTGCAGTCACATATTCTTTGGAGCAAATCACTCCTTTAAGCCCACACCTGGTGTGGGTGAAGAGTGGAGTCCTTGGGAAAATCTTATTTTGTCATTTCTCGAGGAAGACTATTTGTGTTCTTTGGACATTCCTATACAGTGTGTGGAACACTTTCACGAAGGTGGACTTTGCGAATACGATAACTTTATTCCGCAGATAAGAATACCTATTCCTTATGTAAAGCTATGGAACTATAACACAATGATTAAGATTGACGATAAGGATTTTCGTGCAAGTAATCCGGGTGTTTGGTGCCACAGCCTACATGATTTAATGGCGCATGAAAAATTCACAGATTGGTTAAAATATCGAAACGATAACATCATTGAATAAGGCAAATTATGACAACTATCAAACAGGACGTTCGTCCTAACAAAATGATCTGGGTAACTTTCGACAAGGAAGGAGTTCATTACTATCCGGGTGCAGACACTGATCCCAAACTGGCAACAGGTGATTGGGACGATGTAAGTTTTCTAGGATATTTACACAGACACATTTTCAAATTTAAAGTTTGGATCGAAGTATTCCACGACGATCGAGACATTGAGTTTATTCAGTTCAAGCGTTGGTTGCAACGTCTCTATGAAGAAGTAGATCATTCAACTTCAGTGCTAGAACTGAATCACAAGAGTTGCGAAATGATTTCTGATGAACTGCATCAGCAAATTGTAGAGCAATATCCAGGCCGTGAGGTTTGGATTGAAGTCTCCGAAGACGGAGAGAATGGTTCATTCATCAAATACTAAAATTAAGGAATAGAGATGAAGCAAGAAGTAACTAGAATTTACAACGATCTAGACGCTTATCGTGATTATTGCCGTTATGAAGGCAAGGTGTTTAATGAAGCCGCTCTTTATAATAAGAGAGATCCTAACTGGCAGGCGTATGAACGCTATAAAAACTACCTAAGGGTTAAGGCCAGAAACAAAAATCAAAACACACGGAGACAGTGATGACTGTTTACATCGTTGACATTGAAGCTGTTGACACTCGTTACACAAAACAGTGGAAGGACTACCTTCCTGTGCAACTACAAAAACATGTCGGCGATGTACATGTGATCAGCGGGGGAGACGTGCCGCAGGCAACTACCCCCGGAGCATTTCTAAACTTTGCTGGCACAAATAATTATAAAAGTCAGCAGATG